ATGGCAACTAAAAGGCTTCGGGGTAGTACGTGGGAGTACGTCGTAAAGCGCAGCGCTCTGCTGCCCAAACCAATCTATCTGCGATTTGAGAGCGAGGCCGAGGGCGACGAGTATGTGCGCCGTCTCGAAGCGCTGCTCGATGCGGGTGTCGTGCCCGAAGAGTTTGCGCCGACTGCGGCCGGTAAGTTGACGCTCGCCGAACTGAATCGTGCATACCAAGTTGCTTTGCATGTGCCTGACGAAGATCGAGCGCTGCTAAACGTCATTCACGCGCGTCTCGGCAAAACGCCGCTACTGACGCTCGACTACAAGTGGGTCGAACGTTGGGTGTCCGACATGAAGCGCGAGCAGAATCTCGCACCGTCGACGATCCGCCATTACGTCGGGGCGCTCAGTCGGTGTTTCGCGTGGGCGTGCAGATCCGGCCAATACCCTGAGCTGGTGATTAACCCGCTCGGATTGCTGCCCAAGCGTTACGCGACCTACTCTGACGCCGACGTGGCCTATCTCGCTGCGGTCGGAAAGGGGAAGGCGGCTAAGCGTGACGAATCGCGCGAGCAGCGGCTAGACGCGAAGCAGGAGGCCGCAATTCGTGCGGTGTTGAACGGGGAGAAGCGCGAGGATCGTGAGCGGCCGTTGGCGCTCGCCTATCGCGCTGCGCTCGAATGCATGTTCGACCTGGCGTTAGAGACGGCCATGCGCATGCGCGAGATATTCACGCTTTCACAAGATCAGATCGACATTGCCGCGCGTACGATCTTTCTCGACAAGACGAAGAACGGTGACAGGCGACAGGTGCCGCTTTCGAGTGTGGCCGTGCGGGTGCTCGGGGAATACCTCGCGCACGTCGACGGCGGCACGCGAGGCATGGAAGGCTACGCGGCCGACGTCCGGCTGTTCCCGTGGTGGTCTGGTGAAGTCTCTCGCGTGGAGCTGGCGAGGGTGACGTCGCTGCTATCCCGGCAATACTCGCGCGTGTTCGATATGGCGAAGTGCGGCGAGATCCGGTTTCACGACTTGAGGCATGAGGCTACGTCGCGCCTTTACGAGCGGACGCAGCTCTCGGACTTGCAGATATCAAAGATCACGGGCCATAAAGACCCGCGCATGCTGAGTCGGTACGCGAACCTACGCGCAAGCAACTTGGCTACTCACCTCTGGTAAAGGCTGATACACGCGTTTTGCTCGGGCCTTGCGAGCAGGGCGCGGGATCGGCGTAGGCGGAATACGTGCCGTTGCCGCGTCGATCCCACGTGAAACCTCTTGCTCGGCCAGTCGCTGCATTTGCTGCGTGCGCACTTGGTCGCGCAGATATGCGACAAGATCGTCCACTAGGAATACCCACGCCCGCCCGATCTGGCAGCCGGGAAGCTCGCCAGCCTTTGCGAGATCCTGCGCGGTCGATTCGTGGATGTGGAGAAACTGTGCACACTCCGCGATGTTGAACGTTCTAGACACGATTGCCCCCTTCCGCCTCCAGCGCGGCCCGGTACAGTGCCGCAGCCACGGTTACAACCGCCCGACGCATCGCCGCAGTTTTATCTCGTGCAGATCTCGACATATAGTCAACCGATTCCCGTATTAGTCGCGGCGGGCCGTTCGGTTCCGATGAGCGTGCATAAGTTTCGGCAAGGCAAGCGTCTGCATCCGGCATGTGGTACACGTTGATACAGGCGACTGCTGCCAGTGTGGACGCTTGCTTGTCATCGTCGAGCGGGTTGTAGCGGTGTCGAATTCGCACGCAGGGGTGGTCGAAGTCGCCAAGCAATGCTGCGCTAAAGGCGACCACACGAAGCTCGCGAAAGTTCTCGATGCGCGTGCGCAGTCCAATTGTCCTGCCTGCTTCGGCCATCAGTTGCAGATCGAACTCGCTCGCTTGGCTCATCATGTAATTGTGGGTCATGCTTTGCTCCCGGCCGCGACGACGGCTCGGTCGACTTCAGTCGACCATGCGCGGACATTGATTTCTTTGCCCGTGTCGAGTTGAATGCATGTGCCGTGAACGCCGTTGTAGTCAATCGGCCACCATGCAAGGATTCGCTCAGCGATTACGGTGACTTCACGCGCACCCACGGAATAGCCGGGGAAAGTGATCGGTGTCACGCGGCCTCCTTGGCGTCGTCGTGCGCCAACATGACGATGCGCTGCTCTACTTCGTCGGTCGGCATATCGAGTTGCATGCTGAGTTGAACGACGAGTTGCAGATAGCGCTCGTCGCTTTCGGCTCTGGCTTGCAGTGCAGTGCGTGCCATCGAGCGGAGTTGTTCTCGGGTGTACTTCATTCTGTTACGCCCCCTTTGCATCGCGTTCGGCGATGAGCAAATGGAGGGACCGAGCATCTTCGATCGCCTGACGTGCTTCGCCAGAGTGCCGCAGCGCGCCTTCGAGATTGTGTCGTCTGGCCCATTCAAGGGCGTCGTCGTCGCTAACGTGAAACGATGCGAAGGCTTGGGCGTGAGTGTTGTCCGAGGCGGGCGCAGCTGCGCGTGCATTCCACTTCGCTACTGCGCTTTCAATAGCTGCCTTGTGCAAGCGAAGGCAAGCTCGTCGCGTCCGAATGGTCCCGCCACCGCCTTCCGGCAAATCTCCATGAGCCTGTGTCTCGCAGTCACAGCACTCGATCCAGTAGCTAGGCGTATGAGTATTCGCAAGCTCAAGATCGTTGCCGCCGCACATCGGGCACGGCAGCAGCGCGTGACCCGCGTGCGTGCCATCGTCATCCATCGATGCTGAGAAGTGGTGTACTCCGCCGTACGTGGTCAGGCCAGCGATTTCGTGTGTCATGGTAGAGCCCTCCGGCTGGGCGGGGCGCGTAAGCGCCACGCCTTCGTTAATCTGGATTTCGCGCCGCGCGAGCGGCGCTTCGTTCATCTGGACAAATTCCTCGGATGCAGGCGCATCCGCGCTGACGTGTGCAGTGGGATTGGTTTGGGGCGACTTGTCGTTTGCCCCCCTTTCCCGCTGTCGCGGCAGCGGACATGGGGTAGAAATGGCCGGGCAACCCATCAAACGGCCCCCGTGAGTGCGCGTACGGCAAGCTCTTCGAGCCAGTTGACGGCTCGGTGAGTGTGCTTGTTGTCGCGGGTGAATTGGTTGTGTCGCAGTTGGTCGGCGAGTGCGACGGCGCCTGCCGCAATGGCGAGACGGCGCGTTGAATGCCCGGTGCCATGATGCGACACAGGGCCGCCCTGATATGTCGTGCCGATCTGATAAGACCGTGATGAGTACCACTTGCCCGACTCGCCACGCGCGACGTTAATTTCTACGTAGCTTCCAGCCCATTTGGGCGAGCGAATGAATTCGGTTGCCCGACTATCGAGCATGCCGTATTCGTGCGCTACAGCCACGGGGGCCTCATCGTCGGTTGTCGAGTGGATGCGGCAGAACGTCGAAAGCACCGTGGATATTTCGACAAAGCCCGGGGAGTCCTCGCCGAACGTCGGACTGCTGTACGCGGCGACGGTAGCAAACAAAAGTTGCTTTGCGAACGCATCGCCAATAGCGCTTGTTCCTTTAGTTTTCTCGGCGGCGGGTTTGGGTGAGCTTTTCTCGTTCGGCTTGTTGGGCAGGTCAAGGTTCTTTTGCGTAACCTTGGTTCGCCCCTGTTCGGTAGCGACGGAGAGCGCCTTTTCGATGACGCCAAGAGCTTTGCTCGGGCCAACGTCTCGAATCGTCTTGATGGCAAGCGTCGACGTGATCGCCTTGTCGCGAATGAGCGTATGCAGTTCGGTCGGAGCATCGAGCAACAGCATGACGTCGCGCACAGTCTGGCCGGTGATGTTCAGTGCGGCGCAGATCTCGGCCTGTGTCATCCCCTCTCGTTGCAATTCTGCGATGCGCCCGCCAAGTTCGAGTGGGGTGAGTCTTTCGCCATCATTGGCTGTAATGCCGGTGATGATTAATGTCCGGCGATCAACCGTCCGGGCATCCCGGATGATGAGCGGCACGCGATCAAAGACGATCTCTGGTCGCGACCACTTCCCTGAGTCCATTGCCGCAATCGCGGCAAAGTGACGATGCTGCCCGTCATGAACGTAGATGCGATTCTCGTCGCCAACCTTGCGCACGAAGCAGCCGATGGGCTTCGTCTTGTCAAAGCCGTTGGCGAGCATGAGCGCGGTAAGGTGGGCAACGCGTTCGTAGTCGAGGGGGCGCGCATTGTCACGCGGGTCGTGAAAGACTTTTCGGGGATCGATGATCCACAAGTCGGAGGAACCGCCTCCTGCTTCCTTCACGGCGGCCTTCGTGTTGCCTGTGATGATCGGCTCGGCAGCTAGATCAGTTTGGCGTGAGTCGATCATGCGGCCACCTTTGCGCGTGCGGCGTTCGCTGCCTTGCGCTTGTCCATCGCTTCTTTTCGCTTCGCATCCCGCTCCGCGATCTGTGCATCGCGTGCGGCTTGCTCGGCAGCGCGCGCCTCAAGTGCGGCGCGGTGTCGCTTCGTGGCGGTGTCGCAATCGGCCTTGGTCGGCAGGGATACCTGAGTCCCCGCGACAACGTTGCCGAACATGATCATGTAGACGGTAAGCGGCGTGCCAGCGAGCGGCTTGCGATAGACGACGTACTTGCCGATCAGCAGCGGCGTGGTTGGACGCGGGGCAGCGGGATCGTAGCTCGTGGTACTCATGAGACTGATCGTGTCGGAACGTTGATCCCGGTCCGGGCCGGGGAGAATGAAAGGCTTGGTCATGGCTGGTCACTCATCTTTGTCACCGGCTGAAAGTCGTTTCAGATCCGGTGCATCTCTTCTCGGCTTCTCGCGCTGCTGGCGGAGTTCCGCGCAGTTGGCGAGGCATCGGCGAATGCCGGGGTGAGCGAGAGCAACTGACGGAGAGCCTCGGCAGCGGAGTAGGCGGAATTCGCGCGCGAGCGTCTCGTCGTCGAACGTATCGGGCTTCGGCATGGTGAGGCTCACACGAAGCGGCGAAGCGGTCGGGTGGGATGCAGGCAATCGGAGCTGCATTTGGTGCGGATGACCCCGGGGCTGCGTTTAGCGGGTTGCGGCGTGGGCGCTTGGGGCCGCTCACTGCTCGCGTAGACGATTGCGGCCGCGAGAGATAGCAAGCACAGGCACAGTGCGCGACGTGGACGCGCAAAGTCGCTTTGCCTTGCTGCGGTGAATCCGGTCGGCAGCACGGCGGGAAGTTCGCGCAGGGTCTGCGTCGTGCCGTGCTGCTTCAAACGTTGAGATAACAAAGTGGGCATGACTGTCTCCGCTTCGGTAGTTACTGGAGCGGAGAATAGCCATTCATGGCTATTAGTGTCAAGCCATCAATGGCTATTAAGTGGGGATTGCCTTATTTTTGTGCATCTTGATTGTGGTAAAAACGCCAAACTTGGCTATAGCTTGGATATTGCGTAGCGGCTAGCGGCGATGGCGATTGCTTCGCCCCCGACCGTCAGCAGAACGTCGATCCACGGATTGGTGTTGATGTACGCTGCGGCGGCGAAGCCCGCAATCTGGACGGTGGAGGCGAGTAGGATTGTGTCGATTGCACCGCGCTCGCGGGGGCGAGGGCGGTGTCGGGAGCTTAGGGATGCTCCGAGTAGAACGTCTTGGATTCGGCGAAGTGCGGCGAGTATCGGACCAAAGTGCTCCGGCTCAACATTCTGTATGCACGTCTCGACGGATCCGTCGGCGCGGACGAAAACCTGCGCTGCGGCCACAGGTGCGCACTCCTTCGATTCGAATGCGCGAAGGGTGGCATTGAGGACTGCTTGCTGCCGAACCCCGGTGTTATGGGCAGCGGCGTCGATTTGCGTAGCACGCTCGACGCGGGCGTCACTAAGGCTAACTACGTTTGACTGCTCGTTTCTTTGATGAACTGGTCGTTTCATTATGCGTCAGCGTCCTGTGATCTAATGGTCTGCTGGACGCTGCGGTAATGTCTCCGGCCTGCTCTGCGCTTGCGGGTGTGACTTCGGAAAAGCTGAGGCCGCGATTCGTTGCAATGACGAATCCGATGTATGACTTGATCTTCTCTTTTTCGGCTGGGGGCAGTCGTGCGAAGGCTTCGTGATCGTATTGGATCTCGTCGCTCGTGCTTTCTTCGACTAGCAGGCTGGTCACACTTACCCCGAGTGCTTCGGCGACTGCCTCTACGTTGCATAGAAGCGGTGACACTTCCCCGCGCAAAATTCTCCCGACCGTGCTTTGTGTGACGCCCGCGCGCACGGCCAACTTCGCCTGAGTGTCGAGGTGGGGGCGCAAGTCCATTTGCTGACGGACATTCTTCGCCAGCAGTGCTTGCAGCTTCGTCGGAGTGGTCGTTTTTGCGGTAGCCATAAACCCATCTTGCCAAGGATGGATAGCCATTTGTGACCAATTGTCGATTGCAAAAATAGCCATCGATGGTTTATTCTCTCGGTTAATCAATCGAGGGATCACGGAAATGAAGCCAAACCAGCCAAGTTGGATTGAGGCCGTCCGCACCAAATTGCAAGAACGCAAACGCCAGTGGCCTGAAATCGCCCGCGAGTCCGGAGTGCCGTACCACACGGTCGTAAAGGTCGCCAGCGGCGTGGTCACTGACCCCCGTGTTTCGACCGTGCAAGCCCTGCACGATTACTTCGCGAGTTGCCCTGACGGTCATGCGACGCCCGGCAACGCATCCCCTGCGGATTGAGTTCTGTTTAAGCACCTTCTCTTCTCCCTGTCGTGTGACGCCTTGAACTGTAGTGACCTTCGGCGGCGGTTAACACGATGAAACGCACACGTATCAAAGAAACGGGGCCAGCATGACCTACAAGTATCGCGAAACAGAACCGCTCGACGTGCTCTACAACGCTGTACGCGCCACTCCCGGTGGTGTTGCGGATGCGGCTAATTTCCTCTCGGCACGCCGTGGCCGTCAGATCTCGCCGGAGTCGCTTCGACTTCGCCTGCGCAACGAAGGCGAAAACCGTATCTCGTTCGAAATGTTCGGATTGCTCGTTGAATTTTTGGATGAACGTGGCCGGGTCGACGCACGCGATGCGATTTCCGCGTTCGCTGCGCAGTACGGCATGCGTGCCGTACCTATGGCGCAGATGAGTGGCGATCAGTGCGTGTCAGGCCTCGCGCGTGACGCGCTCACGCTTGGGCAGCACACGGGCTCGGTTGCGGCCGAAGTTATCGCGGCTATCGATGACGGACGGATCTCGCTCGATGAGCTGGACGCAATCACCCGTGTGGTCCGTGAGACTCAGGGAACGCTCGACGGGCTACTTGCCCGCGCGCGAATTCTCGCCCAACAGCACAACTCCTGATCGATGCAGTTCGGTCCGGGGATGGTGTGTTGCAACAAGTACCGCGCGAAGGCGGGGCTTTGTTGCGATCTCGACGCGCAGCTCGACTGCGTTGCTTTTGAGAGCGCACGTCTTGCGGCGCACGCCCCCCGCCGTCTGCCCGAATTTCTCACTTCACTTCTCGCGGTGTTCCCGCCCAACGTTCTGTTTGTGCAGGCACGTCGCGGCGGATACGTAGACACCTTCATAGAGGCGGCGGCTTGCTATTGCGCCACATACCCGACTCTCGACGAACGTCGAACTTTCTTTCACTTCCTCGCGGGCCATTTCACTGCCGAGCAAACGGAGCGCTTCAAGACGCTTCATAACGCTGAATGGCAGCGCCTGCGCGGCAAGGTTTAACCGGGGGCAACAAGTGACTTTGCGAATGAAAGCACGGGGCCATATGCGCCCCGCATTCCGTTTCCGTAGGGCGTCGGTGTCCTGCGCGTTTGTGGCGGGCCGCGCGCGTTGGCGCAAGGCTGTGCGCATGGCTCAGATCGAGGCGGCATAACGATGGCAAGTATTGACGATATCCGTCTGCAACTGTTGGCGGCGGGTCACCCGGCATTACCCGAGGGTCACCCCATCGCTGACGACAAGCACCATCGGTACGGGAAGGGCAAAAAGTATTGGTACGCCTTGCATGAGGTGTGGAGAGACGGCCGTTTGATCGGCCATACCGGCGCCTACGGATGCTGGTCGGGTCACGATAACGGGGCCACAAAGTTTGAGTGGATTGGCGAAACCGTAACGGCAGATGATCTCGCGGCGGTCAAGCGCCGTCAGGAGGATGTTGCCCGAGCAGAGGCGGAAAAGAAGGCCAAAGCGGCAAAGAATGCCTCCAATCGTGCAAACGCACAGTGGGACGCGGCAGAGGCGCATGCCGTCGCGTCAGCCTATTTCGACAAAAAGCAGATCACACCCGAGTGCGTTCGCGTAGATGCCGAAGGCCAAATTCTTGTGCCCATGGTCGTCTACGGAGAGACGCAGCACCTTGCGGGGCTGCAAAAGATCTCGCCGGACGGCGTTAAGCGCTTCAATGCGGGTATGGACAAGGTGGGCACCGCCTGCCAACTCGGTAGTGTCTCGGCCGACGATCAGGTCGTCGGCATCGCCGAAGGCTACGCGACCGCCAGATCCGTGCGTATGGCGCTGGAGGATGCAATCCCGGTCGTGGTCGCGTTCGACGCGGGCGGGCTGATGGAGAGCGCCAAGCGTCTCCGCAAGAGCCATCCCGGCGCGCATCTGCTGTTTCTCGCCGATGACGATTGGAAGATCGAGCAGCGTGCGCGCGATTGGTTGGCCGACGAATTCGGATATGAAGGCGATCCGCAGATCGGTGGTGACGCACTCTCGCTCAAACGCGGCGAAACCGCAGTGCAGGTGCGTATCGAACGCAAGGCCGACGCCTTTGCCGTCGAGTGGCTGCTTGCGACGATTACGACGGCCGGTGCAAGCACTGCGCCGCGCACGAAGTCATTTGCAAACGCAGGCCGCAAAGCGGCTCACGAAGCGGCAGCCGAAGTGGGCAACGCGAGCGTGACGTATCCAGCGTTCGAAGCACGTGGCGATCGAAAGCTGACTGACTTTAACGACTTGCATGTCGAAGAGGGCTTGCATGTGGTCAGGCAGCAGGTGAGCGCTGCGGTACTGGCTGCGATGGGGGCGGATCCAGCAAGCGTCGCGCCGTATGCGCACCTGCAATCTGCTGAGACGCAAGACGATCCGCTCTACGAATCAGCCGTCGATGCGGTGACGAAGCACGGGCGCGCAACGGTTGGGCATCTGCAAAAGCTACTTTCGATTTCGTACGCGCGCGCGTCTCGACTTTTGGAGGTCATGGAAGATCGCCGTATCGTCACGGCTGTGGACGCCAACGGTCGACGCAAGGTTGCGGGATCGGCGGCTACCCCTTCGTCTGCTGGCGCAGCGGGAGCCATGCGAGGCGATGGCGACGAAGAGGAGCATTGGCGGGCGCGGCTACGTCGCGCAGACAATTCCGGTGCTGTACTTCCGGCGCTCGACAACGTATTCGCCATCCTGCTCAACGATCCGGCATGGGCGGGCGTGCTCGGGTTCGAGCAGTTCTCCGGTCGAGTCATGAAGCTCAAGCCGCCTCCTTTCGACGAAGGCGGCATCGAGGGCGAATGGACCGACCGCGACGATGCCCGGTGCGTGCTGTGGCTCGGCCAGCGCTACGGATTCAGTCCGAAGCAAGACATAACGATGGAGGCGGCTTTCCTAGTCGCTGAGCGCAGCTCGTACCACGTCGTGCGCGACTACTTGGAATCCGTTCGCCCGAATTGGGATCGCAAGAGCCGCCTCCGCTCGTGGCTCGTCGACTACTTGGGCGTCGAGGATACCGAGTATGCGCGTCTGGTCGGGTTCAAGTGGCTGCTCGGCGCTGTTGGCCGTGTGATGCGCCCCGGCTGCAAGATGGACAACATCCTCATTTTGGAGGGTAAGCAGGATGCAGGTAAGTCGCGTACGTTCGCGACGCTCTTCGGGCAGCAGTGGTTTACAGACGCCCATATCAACATCGGCGACAAAGACACCTATGTCGTGATGAACGGCAAATGGGTGCTTGAGCTGGCCGAGCTTGATGCGTTGAACAAAGCCGATTCGTCGCTCGCTAAGAAGTTCTTCACGACTGCGGTTGATACGTTCCGCCCGCCCTATGGGCGGCGGGCTATCGACGTGCCACGGCAGTGGGTTGTCGGCGGCTCGGTCAACTTCGATGCGTACCTGAAGGATGAGTCCGGCAATCGTCGCTACTGGCCGGTAAAGACTGCTGACGTCATCGATTTCGTTGGCCTTGCTCGCGACCGCGATCAACTTTGGGCCGAAGCATTTACCGAGTATCTGGAGTGGGAGCAGGCGAACGACGAAGCGGGCGGTATGCAGCCGACGCCGTGGCAGGTGCTGGCCCACGAAAAGCCTCTGTTCTCTGTTGAGCAAGAAGCGCGTTACGAAGGCGACGTGTACGAGACGATGATCGCACGGCATTTGCATCATCTGTCCGAAAGCAAGATCACTACGGAGCAGATTCTGGCTGACGTGCTCAAGCTCGACATTTCGAAGTGGACCCCGGCCGAGCAGCGGCGCGTTGGCAAGGCTCTCAAGTCTATCGGCTGGGTGCGTAAGCGTGAGAGCACCGGCGCACGTGAGTGGTACTACGAGCGTCCAGCCGAACCCGTAGCGCCCACGCCTCCGCCTCCGCCTGTTACTTACGACGAGGCCGACGATGTGCCGCTTTGATCGGAGCGAGGCGCGCCTAACCGCTGGCATTGGCGCGCGCGACAGCGGACAACGGCGCGCTGAATCGCCGTCCCATGTCCCAATGTCCCATGCGCCGCCACGGTTCCGTGCGCGTGATGCGTGCGACGTGTGCGACGTGCAGGCGAGAGTGCGCACGTCGCCCGCGTCGCAGGCGCACACACCCAAGCATTCATTTTTTCTTTGGGACGTTGGGACATTGGGACGGGGGAGCATGCAATGAGTGTCGACTACAAAGAGCAAGCCGGGATTGCGATGAATCCGCATAGCCAACTCGCTGATGCCGCGATGGATCCCCAAGTAACTTTGGGTGCTCTCGCATTCGCAGACGAGTTGGGGCGTCTGCTGTGGCGCATGAAGTACGGGCAAGACGTGAAGCATGCGGGAATGAAGCGTGCGACGCTGATACTTGCAAGCCGCGTGCGGGCTTCGGGTAAGTTCAAGCGGTCGAAGTTCACGGGCGTGACGAAGGCTGACCGTAGGGATGCTCGCATGGGATTCGATGTGGAGCGGAGTAGCGTGGATATCGTCGAGCGGTTCGCGGCTCGTGTCATTACCGAATGGGTGGCTGATCTGTGCGTGACGTGCCACGGTCGCCGATGGATCCCCCGTATGTCTAAGTCGAAGGCGGCGGCAGCTCCGCTCTTGCAGTGCCCGGGTTGCGGTGGCACCGGACGTGCGCCACAAGACGATGCAGCACGAGCGCGGTGCATGGGTTTAGATCTGGAGGTGTATCGCAAACATTGGTCACGTCTGTTCGCAGCAATGCTGGCGTTGTTGGATGAGGTCGATGCGGCAACAGAGGCGACGGTGAAAAAGCAGATGCGATGGAGATAATGTTGCAATCCGAAATATCTTGAAATAGAATCCGTTTCATCCTGTTGGACGTTACGACGTTTCGGGATATCGCTGGCACCGCGCGTTAGTCGTGCAAACCTCTCGGGACATAAAAATAACAATCGGAGCCTGCGAGGTGGGGTTGGGGAAGGTCCGCCCTAGATGATTGCGAAGAACACAGTGAAGCCCTGAACGTGAAAGCGTTCGGGGCTTTTTGTTTTGTCCAACCGGCCGCGCCCGTCTCCTCGCGGCCGACCGCTCGTCGCCGTCCACCGCTATGGACGTGCGGCGAGCACCTATTTCGTGAACGTATGCCATCGAGCGCTCCCCGCCCATGCCGAGAGCCGAATTGTCGCGCGCTCGTTCGCGACGGCTCGGCATATTGCGACAAGCACAAGCGCGTTGCGCGTGGCTCGTTCGCTGATCGCGAGCGTGGCACGCGGCAGCAGCGAGGCTACGGAGCTGGGTGGGAAGCAAAGCGACAACGCGTATTCGCGCGTGACAAGTGGCTATGCCAAGAATGCCTGCGGGCGGGTGTCATCAAACCAGTGGGTGACACGCCTTACAGCGCTTGGTGCGATCACATCGTCGCGAAGGCAGAGGGCGGAACTGACGACGACACGAACCTGCAAACGTTGTGTCGTTCGTGCCATGCCGCAAAGACCGATGCCGAGAAGCAGCGCGGCCGATCCCGGGCGGCACAGGGTCTGCTCACAAAACAAGCAACCCCCGGTCGGTGACGATGACCGGCCGGGGAGGGGGTGGGTCAATCTCTGAGGCGCTTTTGCCAGGGACCGAGCGCCCAGCTGCGTTTTTCCGAGCAGTGATTTTTGAAGAGGGGGGGGGTTAAAGCAGCCGCCCCGTAGACCCGCTACTTCGCCCTGTTTGGCGAAAAATCTTGTCGCGGGCCACAGGAGCGCCGTATGAGTTCGGATTACACCGATCTGGCCGATGAGTACGCGGCTGACGAAAAATCGTCAGCAAGCACCGTTGGTAAGAAGTTGCTTTCACCGAAGCCACCACCCGGCACGCAGTTGTCGCCGCGCGAGCGGAAGGTGTGGGACTACATTTGCCACGTTTTGCGCGAAGAAGGGCTGCCGCACATGACTGCCGGGCTGGCGATTGCGGTCGTGTGCAAAACCTTCATCCGATGGGTGAACACCGAGTTGCAGTTGCAGGAGTTCGAAGCCAGCAACAGCGGCTCGTATTTCATCAAGACCAAGACCGGATTCGAGCAGCCGCACCAGTTCTTCTATGCGGCACAGACGCTTAAAACGGAGTTGCTGAAATGGCTACCCGAGAGTTGCCTGACCCTACCGTCATCGGTGATGGCAAGGGCGAAGTTGGGCGACGACGGGCAGCAGGACGATCTCTTCGGCGATCTGCTGCAATCCGCGCTCGCCGCACCCGCAAGCAAATCGCTCAACTAACCCCGAGCGTCTTGCACGAGTGGGATGAGGACTATGGTCTGCCCGTGCTGCGAGGGGAGATCGTTGTCGGTGAGCTGGTGTATCTCGCGGTCGAGCGTCACTACCAAGATCTGCGAGACGGGGCAAAGCGTGGCCTGACGTTTAGCCCCGGTCATGCGTGGAAAGTCATTCAGTTCATCGAGCGCTTCTTCGTTCACATCAAAGGGCCGTTGGCCGGTCGGCCAATCCTGCTTGACCCATGGCAGAAGTTTTGGACCGCCGTCCTGTACGGCTGGCTCGGTCCGGAGGGCACGCGTCGTTTCACCCGTGGCTATGAGGAGGTTGCGCGCAAGAATGGCAAGAGCACATGGAAAGGCCCACAAGGTGCGTACCTGTTTATGGCCGACATGGAAGTCGGTGCGGAAGTCTACGCGGTGGCGACTACCCGTGAACAAGCAATGTCGGTGTTCAAGCCTGCATTCGACAATATCCGGCGATGGGCGCGTCGCTCGAAAGGCGTAAAGCGCTCGTTCACCATCCATGAAGGCACCAATCAGGAAAAAGTTGCTTTTGATAGTTCAGTGTTCAAGCCTCTACCGGCAAACGCTGAATCGCTCGACGGGTTGAATCCGTCGGCAATTCTGTTCGACGAGCTGCACGCGCAGAAAACGCCGGAAGTGTGGGACGTAATGGAGTCTGCGCTTGGGGCGCGTACACAGCCGCTACTCTCCGCGATCACGACGGCAGGCTTCATTCTGGATGGTGTTTGTACGGAGATACGTCGCTACCTGATCGAGATTCTGCGGGGCGAGCGTGAAGACGATAGCTTCTTCGGTTACGTCTACACGCTCGACGCTGACGATGATCCGTTTGAGGAGCGGAACTGGATCAAGGCGAACCCCGGGCTGGGTATGTCCAAGCGGTTCGAATACATGCGGTCGATGGCTCGCAAGGCAAAGGCGCTGCCGTCCGCGCTTACCAACTTTCTGACCAAGGATCTGAATCAGTGGGTCAACGGCGCAGACGGTTGGATCCATGCGGCGACGTATGACAAGGGTGGAAAGCCGTTCGATCCGGCGATTCTCAGGGGCCGCAAATGCTACGGCGGATTGGACCTGTCATCCACGCGAGATCTGACCGCGTTGGCGCTTGTGTTCCCTCCCGACGAAAGTGATCCAGACGGCGAGTGGTACTTGCTGGTCTACACCTATTGCCCGAGAGCGAAGGTGACCGATCAGGCTGCGGATGACCGGGCGGACTACAAGCGTTGGGAAAAAGACGGGTGGCTCAACGTCACCGAGGGCAACGTTACCGATTACACGCCGATCAAGAATTTCATTCTTGGCGAGGTGCGGGAGCGTTACGAGCTGGTCGAGCTGGCCTTCGACAAGTGGAACGCGACGCATCTTGCCAACGAGCTGATGGAGGCGGGTGTGCCGATGGTCGAAGTACCGCAGATGACAGGTGGCATGTACCCCGGTGCAAAGAAGTTCGAGGAGCTGATTTACGACTACCGGCTGCGCCACGGCGGCAATGCCGTGATGCGTTGGGCGACGCTCAACGTCTCGCTGCTCTTTGACAGTAACGGTAACTTCCGGCCGGACAAGAAGAAGTCGCTAGCGCGAGGGCGTATCGACCCAGCCGTCGCGACGGTCATGGCACTGTCGAGAGCAAGCGCCGGTGATGGACGTCCGTTGAGTGAAACCATTGATGAAGACGACGTGCTCGTCATGTGACCATGCGACTTTTAAACGCCTTGATTGGCAAACGTAGCGCGGACGCGGAATCGTCCTCCATTACGGCGCAGAACCTGCACGAGTACATTCACGGCGCGGGGGAGATATCGGTGACCACCGAAACGGCTATGCGCCTGTCTGCGGTGTATGCGTGTATCAACGTGCTATCGAGTTCGTGGGGGCAACTGCCACTTGCCGTGCTTCGTCGGCGTGGGGAGCGGGTGGACGTCGCCACCGATCACGCTGCCTACTACTTGCTGCACGACGCTCCGAACGAGTGGGAGACGAGCTACAAGTGGCGGGAAACGCGACAGGCGCACGTCTGTGGATGGGGGAACGCGTACACGCCGATCCGACGAAGCGCTCGCGGTGAGCTGGTCGAGCTGGCGCGGTGTCTGCCTTGGCAGACCACGTTGGTTAAGAACGGCAATCGGTGGGTCTACTCCACGCTGGGCGACGACGATAGGCCAATGTCCGTTGCGCCCGAGGACATGATCCACATTCGCGCGCTCGGGTCCGATGGGCGCACGGGGATCAGTCCGATTCGTCAGCACGCGGAGATGTTGGGCCTCGGTATCGCGGCGCAGCGCTACGGGCGAGAGTTCTTCACGGGTGGCGGTAGACCTACCGGGCTTGTGACGCTCAAAGGGCAGGCGCTTAACGAAACGTCGTGGGAGCGCTTGAAGTCTGTTTGGCGCAAGGCGCAAACGGCACTCGCGGCCTCCGAGAATAAGACGCTTCTCTTGCCTGCGGAGCTTGAGTACAAGTCGATCTCAATTGCGCCGGAAGACGCGCAGTTTATTGATACCCGCAAGATGAACCGTTCGGAGATCGCGAGCATTTACAACGTGCCCGCGCACATGATCAACGATCTTGAGCGGGCGACGTTTTCGAATATCAGCGAGGCGGGCATCCAGTTCGTGCGTCACACCATGTTGCCGTGGTGTGTGAACTGGGAGCAGGAGCTAAACCGTAAGGTGTTCACGCCAGCGGAGCGAAAGGCGGGCTACTACGTAAAAGCCAATCTGGCTGCGCTGCTGCGTGGCACCCCGAAAGAGCGTGCGGAGTTCTACCACTACGCGATTACGGACGGCTGGATGGATCGAAACGAAGTTCGTGCGCTTGAAGATCTGAACCCCCGCGATGGCCTTGGCGAAATGCTCGTTAGCGTGAACGCAAAACCGGCATCGCAGGTCAACGCGCCCCCGCCAACTCAGGCATAACGCAAAGGTACTTTTCATGACCACCATTGAAATGCGCACGCTGACGAGTCAGCCGTGCGAACTGCGCTCGTCCAGCGATCCCGCGAAGCCTTCCGTCATCGTGGGCTACGCGGCGGTATTCAACACGCGTAGCTCGCTGATTATGAACATGTTCGTCGAGGAGATCGCGCCGGGTGCGTTCGATGACGTGATCGGCGACGACGTGCGAGCTCTGTTCAATCACGATCCCAACTTCGTCCTCGGGCGAACGCGAAGCGGCACGCTTTCGCTCTCGCTCGACTCACGCGGGCTGGCGTACACGATCACGCCTCCGGACACGCAAATGGTGCGGGATCTCGTGCTCGCGCCGATGCAGCGAGGCGACGTTTCCGGGTCGAGCTTCAAGTTTCGTGTAGCCCCGGGGGGCGATGAGTGGCGAGAAGAGGGCGATATCGTTGTGCGAACAATTCGCCGCTTCGAAGCGCTCATCGACGTATCGCCCGTTACCTATCCGGCTTACGAAGACAGTCACGCCGCGCAGCGTTCGTTGAGCGCGTGGAAAGAGGCAAACGACGCGCAATACAAGGCGCGCGTCGAAGCCGAAAACGGGCGTCGCGCACGCGAGCGCTATCTCGAAACTCTCTGATTCAACCAACTATCAACGGAGCACATATGACTCTTGCAGAAATGAAGCAACGCCGCTCGCAGCTCGCCAACGAAATGCGTTCTTATCACGAGGCGCAAGGCGATGGCGCATGGGGTGATGAGCAGCGCTCGAAGTGGGACGCGATGCGCGCTGATATCAAGATTCTCGACGACAAGATCCTGCGCGAAGAAGAACTTCGCGCGAACGATCAACGCTACGTCGAAGGCAATGCCGCCGAGCTGGCGGCTCAGGCCGCCCGGGCAGCGGGCACGCAGACGGAAGACGAGCAGCGTTCCGCGTTGTTCGACCGCTTCATGCGTCGCGGCCTCGGCGATCTGTCGACCGAAGAGCGGCAAGCGCTCGCGGCGGAAAGCCGCGCGCAAGGCGTAGCAGAGCCGTCGCGAGGTGGCTACACCGTACCGACGACGTTTCTTGCGCGTGTGCAGGAATCGATGCGCGCGTTCGGCGGCATTGCATCGGTGTCGCAACTGCTCGTTACCGACAGCGGTAATCCCATCGAGTGGCCGACAAGCGACGGCACGAACGACGAAGGTGCGCTCGTTGGCGAGAACGAAGACGCGGGCGAGAAGGACGTGGAATTCGGCCTCGATGCGGTCGGCGCGCACAAGCTCACGTCGAAGGTGATCCGTGTGTCGAATGAGCTGCTGAACGACGCGGGCGTCGATATGGAGGCGTTCTTGGCCGGACGCGCCGGCTCGCGTATCGGCCGCGTCCGCGCCCGTCTCATCGTACAGGGCACGGGCGCAGGCAAGCCCGCACAGCCGAAGGGCTTGGAAGCCTCCGCCCCCGTCGGCAAGATCGCAGCGGCAGCGGACAAATTCACGTGGAAGGAGATTAACGCGCTGATCCACTCCGTCGATCCGGCCTATCGTTCGGCCCCGAACTTCCGCTTGGCATTCAACGATTCGACGATGCAGCTCATCGAGGAGATGGAAGACGGTCAGGGCCGTCCGCTGTGGATCCCGGGGTTGGATGCTGGGGCACCTGCACGCATCCTGAAGTATCAATACGTCGTCGATCAGGCAGTTGCGAATGTCGGTGCGGGCAGCAAGTTCATGTACGCGGGCGATTTCTCGCAGTTCGTCATTCGCGAGGTCCGCTCGATGACGCTCAAGCGTTTGGTCGAGCGGTACGCCGAGTTCGATCAGACCGGCTTCCTGATGTTCTACCGCTTCGGCTGTGTTCAGCAGGACTTGGCGGCGATCAAGTCGTTGCAGGGCAAGCCCGCGTAAATCGTCGAAGTAACCGTCAGTGAGGGCCGCGAGAGCGGCTTTTTTTATGCTCGTCACATATGCAGAGGTATGGCGGCACCTGCGCTTGCGTGGGTCGCCGCCCGCTGACGGCGGGAGCGATCCGCACGTCGAACTGCTCGCGAAAGCTGCGCAGCGGAAGATCGAGAACGATACCGGGCGCAAGTTGTACCCCGCCGAAGAGAAGTTGCCCGAGGACGCCCCCGAGAGCGCGATGGCTGTCACGGAAGACGTTCGCGTCGCAATGCTCATGCTCATCGGCCATTGGTACGAGCATCGGGAAGCCGTTGGCGATGGGGCGCAGTTGTACACGGTGCCGTTGGCCTATGAGGCACTGGTCGGCCCCTACCGATGGTTCTCGCTATGAGAGCGGGTCGATTAAGCGATTGGGTGGTGATCGAGCGACGAGAGTCCGTAAGGGACGCCTTGGGCGAGCAGTCGCACCAATGGGTGAGGTTAGACGCAGATTGGGGCGACATACGTTTCGTCAATGGACGTGAGTACGTGACGAGCGGCACCGAGGTAAGCGTGGCGACCGTGAGTATTCGCATGCGCTGGCGTGACGACGTGCTCGCGTCGGATCGAATCGTTGACGCAGACGGACAGGTCTACAGCATCGCGGCGATCCTTCCTGATAAACGTCGGCGCGTGTACGTCGATTTCGCCTGTTCAACCGGAGCCTCCGATGGCTGACTTCCGTGTGCAGGGATGGCAGGAGATCGTTGACCGAATGCGCCAGCTCGCCCCCAAGGTCGCACGGACCACGCTGGGGCGCTCGGTCAGCTCAGGGGCGGTGCTAATCCAACGCGAGATCCAACAGCGAGCGCCGGTTGATACGGGACGCATGCGAGCGGCGGTGTACCGAAAGCGAATCAGGGATCCGAGTGATCCGCTTCACATGACGTACATCATCGGCGTGCGAAGCGGCCCGCGTCGTAACCGAGACGGAACCAAGGACTACAGCCGGGACGCTTGGTATTGGGTCTTTAAGGAGTTCGGTACGTCAAAGATGCCCGCCGAGCCGTTTGTGCGGCCCGGGTTTGAAGCGACCGGCGACGCTGCGGTTCGGCAACTGCTCGACTCGTTGTGGCGCGGGATTCAGCTCCACGGGAGTGGCAAATGATCGAAAAGGCGGTTCAAGCGGCACTAGAGCCGGTCACGCCGGGGGCTGTATTCCCCGGCACGGCACCACAAGGCGCACAGCTGCCGCGTATTACCTACCAAGGTATAGGCGGCAAGCCGAACGTCACGTTGCGCGGCCCGAGTTCCACGCAGAACGCTCGTATGCAGATCGACGCATACGCAAAGTCACTTTTGGAGGCGCTGGCCGTCATGGACGGAGCATTCCTCGCTTTGACGCGTGACGCGGTTCTGAAGGCAATACCGCTCGAAGGCAATCCCCGCTGGACGAAGGAGGCAGACACAGGTCTCTGGCGAGCGTCCCGCGATTTCTCTATCTGGTTTACTAATTAGGAGGGCACATGGATGCTCTTGAAAATGGCGCTATCAGCGCGCAAGACTCGATTCTCGAAGTAAAGGGCGATGGTGCTCAGTGGGTCGAGATCGAAGGGGTTGTGAGCTATCAGGGCTTTGACGGCAAGGCGTCGGAGCTGGACGCAACGAACCTGCGCAGCAAGGCGAAGGAAGTGCGGCCGGGCTTGCAGGACTTCGGCAACTTCACGATGGAAATGAACCGCAATTTCACGGATCCGGGGCAGCTCGCGCTCATTGCGGCTAAGAAGTCGCGAAAGAAGTGTGCGTTTCGTCTGACGTACCCGGCTGGTAACACGGATACCTTTGACGCCTACGTGATGAGCTTTCCGACAAACGGCGGTGTGGATCAGATCATGAAGGTTAGCGTCACGCTGCGGGTGACGGGTGAAGTCATCTCGGCAGACGCGCCGGTCGGGGGCTAAGCATGGCACTGACACGAGAACAAATCCTCGCTGCCGACGATCTTGCGGTCGAGTCGGTGCCTGTGCCCGAGTGGGGTGGCGACGTGCGAGTGCGGATGATGAGCGGTGAGCAGCGCGACCAGCTCACCGCGATGATGGTCGCCGCTTCGGATGCGAGCCAGAACGTCACGGCGGTGCGATTCGGCCAGATGGTCGTTTCTCTCTGCCTTGTGGACGACGACGGGGCGCTGCTGTTCGGGGCGGACCGGCTCGATGAGCTTCGTAAGAAGCAGCCGCATGTTATCGAGCGCTTGGCTCTGCACGCAATCCGCATTAACGGTCTTGGGCCGGGGGCGGTTGAAGAGGCAAAAAAGCCCTCCGAGACGATCCAGTCGAGCGGCTCTGGTTCCGACTCGCCCTCGCCCTTGGGCGAACAGTCGCCGAGCTAAAGCGAAGTGTGTCCAGCGCGGAGTTCACGCGCTGGATTGCCTTCGCGGAACTGGAGCCTTGGGGATCGTCGTTCGACGATCTCCGGGCTGGCTCGGTCGTCTCGGCAATCTACAACGTCAATCGCGACCCGAAAAAAACGCCTGACGCCTTTGGTCCGCTGCATTTCATGCCGTGGAACGTACGCCGTCAAGCCGAGTTGGAGAAGCAATCTGCGGCCCCTGTTCTGTTGCAGGACAAGGTTGCGCACTCCAATCTGCTGCGCGCGACGATATTCGGCATTCCCCCATCGAAAAAGTGAGGTACATCCATGTACGGCAACGTCAACATGGGGTCTGCGGTCGTCTCGCTTGAAGCGGGGATCGCGAAGTTTAACGCGGACATGAACCGCGCTGCGGACGTCACGCAGCAAAGCATGCAGCGTATCGAGTCGTCGACGAAAACGGCCGAAGGCGCGCTCAAAAGCATCCAAGCACAGTCGAGCGCCGTCGTGCAGCGCTTCGATCAGATGCGCGGTGCGATGGCGAACGCCTTCGCTATGTTCAGTGTCGCAGTGGTCGCCCGTGAGTTTGTGTCGCTCTCGGATGCCTCCGAGCAGGTCGTCGGAAAGCTGCGGCTGGTGACCGACACGCAACGTGAGTTGCAGGAAACACAGTCGCAGCTCTTCCGCACGGCCAACGACACGCGCGCGGGCTTCACTGCCACGGTTGACCTGTATAGCAAGGTCTCCCGGGCGACGGAGAACCTGACGCGTAGTCAGACGGATCTCGTGCGCTTCACCGAATCGGTGAACCGGTCGCTGCTGATTAGCAGCGCTGGTGCGCAACAGTCCGAAGCGGCCATCTTGCAACTCGGTCAAGCCCTCGCGTCCGGCCGCTTGCAAGGCGATGAATTCCGGTCGATCACGGAGAACGCGCCGCGTCTCGCACAGGCCATTGCGGACGGTATGGGCGTGGCGCAGGCCGAGCTAAAGAAGCTCGGCACCGAGGGCAAGCTGACGTCTGAGGTTGTCTTTCAGTCGGTGCTGAATTCTTTCGACAAGCTCCGAGCCGAAGCGGCCAAGATGCCGCAGACGATTGGGCAGTCGTTTCAATTGCTCAAGAATGAAGCTATCGGCTACGTCGCTGCACTAAATCAGGGTTCCGGGATCGGTGGCACCCTGTCGAGCACTGTGACGTTGGCTGCGAAGAACTTCGACGTGCTCGCGGGCGCGGTCGAGGGCTTGCTTGCCTACAAGCTGAGCGGCTGGGCGCTGACGGCCGGTAGCGCGATGGTGCAGCAGGGCAACGCGGCGATTACAGCGAGTGCAGCGCTTGCGACCGAACGCGCGGCTGCTGTGGCGAGCGCCGAGGCTGACGTGCTCAAGGCAAAGGCGTCGGTCGACAAAGTGGTCGCAACGCAGGCGTCAGTCGTTGCCGCGCGCGAGCAGGCTATGGCGACGCTCACCGAGGCGAATGCCACGATTGAAGCGACGGTCGCGATGGGGGCGCATAGCGCAGCGCTGCGTGCCAATGCAACTGCGACGCAGGCACGAGCTGCTGCCATTGCTGAATTGGCCGTTCTTGGTCAGCAGCAAGCCCGCATCTCTGCCGCCATGACTGCCGCCACGGCGGCCGAAACCGAGGCCACGCTGGCGCTTACCGCTGCCAAAGCTGGCGCCAGCGGTGTTGCAGGCGTGCTCGGGCGAGCGCTTGGCGTGCTGGGCGGTCCTATCGGACTCGTCACGACGGCGCTAGGGGTTGGCGTTGCTGCGTGGCAGTTGTGGGGATCGAGCGCGCAGCGGGCCGAAGATGATGCGAAACGTAGTGTCGAGAAAAGCACGAGCGACATTATTGCGGATCTCGACCGGCAGATCGGCAAGCTAAAAGAGCGTAACGCGCTCGCCGCAAAGGGGATGGCCCCGCGCTCCGCATCGACGGAAGTAACCGATGCGATTGCGCAGGCAAAAAAAGACGTCGACGACATCGTGAATCGTCGCGGCGGCTATGAGCGATTGAACGATGTTGCGCGTAACGAGCTGTTGCGGGTGAAAGGTTCGCAGCTCGCACAGTTGCAGTTCGGTGCTCGTGACCTGCAAGAGCAGCAGGATATCGCGCAGGGGCGCACGACGCAGAACGCGCTCAAGGACTTCATGAAGAAGTACCGGAGCCGTCAGCAGGAGCGCGACGACGCCATCGCGGAATTCAAAGAGCAGTTCACCGGCAAGCTTTCCGATGCGGATCTGTCGAAAGGTATTGCGCAGATCAGCGAGAAGTTTAAGGACAAGGGATCGACCTTCGATGCGCCGAAGTTCGATCTAGACGCATCGCTGCGTCTGACGACGCGCCAGATCGCGGCCGAAGAATCGTTGCTCAAAGACCGAAACGCAATGCTCGACGCGTTCTATGGTCAGAATTTCATGACCGTTAAGGACTATCTCGCTGCGAAGGGCGCAGCGCAGCAGGAAGCAGTCGCCAACGAGCTGGCCTTGTATGACCAACAGATCGCGCAACTGCAAGACTTCAGCGGCAAGGACGCGAAGCAACGCGAGCAGGTGCTTGCGAAGATTCAGGAGATCCAGCAGAAAAAAACGCAGGCCGAGCAGCAAGGCAATCAGGCTATCGCGCTGCAACGCATCACCACTGTTGCTGACTCGCTGCGGTATTACGAAGAGCAAGTGCGGAAGGTCGACGATACATACAACCGCACGCTCGAAAATATCAGCAACAGCAAGGCGCTCGGTACGTTGGGCACGGTGGATAGCCTGCAAGCAACGGACGGCGCTGCGCGTATCGCCGTGGCTGGATACGAGCAGGTCAAAAAGGCTGTTGCAGATCTGAAAGCCGAATACGGCAACACCCCGCAGATCGATGAATTCATGGCGCGGTTGAACACCGGCATGCTTCGCACGCAGGTGAACGTCGACGCGCTCGGCCGAGCGATTCAAACCAATCTCGGTGAGCGGTTCAGCGACGCATTTTCGAGCATGGTGACGGGCACCGAGTCGGTCGGTGGCGCATTCTCGAAAATGGCCACGGGCATGCTTAGCGATCTCGCCAAGCTGGCTTCTCAGAAATTCTTCACTGAGACGCTTCTCGGCAACGGCGGATGGCTATCGGGCGCGATGGGCAGCGTTGGCGGGTGGGGCGGGCTGGCGTCCATGTTCGGCTTCTCTGAAGGGGGCTACACGGGCGACGGCGGTAAGTACGAAGCAGCAGGCGTTGTGCATCGCGGTGAATTCGTCGTGAATGCGGACGTCGTGCGTCGCCCCGGCATGATGGGGTTTCTTAGTGGCCTTAACGCGTCGTTGCCGGGTTTCTCCGATGGTGGGTACGTTGGGGGTTCGTCGGCCGCACCGGTGGTTGCTGTTCCCGCAGCAACGCGCGGGGCTGCAACGCCGTCAGTGGTCGTCGAACAGAATTTCTACATTACCCCCGGAAGTGCGCAAACCCAAACGCAGACGGCAGCCAATGATCCGCTATTGCAGCGCCTCGCCGAGCAGATGGGCGACCGGGCACGTGCTGAGATTGGAGCGGCACTGCGGCCGGGCGGTCTCATTACCGAGTGGGCTGACCGTGGCCGCAGGTAGCCATGGCGCATGAATGAGGTAGCGGATGGATCTTGAAACCTTCACTTGGCCGGTGCGTCCCGACGTGCAGGGCCAAGTTACTTTTCGCACGCTAACTGCGCAGTTCGGCGACGGCTACAGCCAACAGGCGGACGACGGCATTAACGTCGAAAAGCAATCGTGGCCGGTGACGCTAGTCGGCACCACTGCGGAGCTGGAACCCGTCAAAGACTTCCTGCGCCGCCATCGCGGCGTCACGCGGTTCTACTGGACCCCGCCAGATCACAGCAAGGGGATTTACAAGGTGACCGGAGGCTACGGCTACGTCGCGCACGGCGCTGGCAACTGCACGATCACCGCCACGTTTGAACTGTCGCCGGTGCCGTAGCGCGCCGGTGGGTTCGTTATCAAATCATATGGGCTGCTTGGGGTTACTCAAGCGGCCTTTTCTTTTTGAGGGGCTATGGCATTCGATCCTATCAGGCTGGGTTCTCTGCCGGATGGTGCGGGCGGTGACGACGCGCGTACTGGATTTTCGCGGACCAACAACAATTTTCAGGAGACGCAACGGCAGCTCGACGCGAAAATGTCGAGCGAGACGGCCGAGGCGGCACTCGCACAAAAGATGCCGAAGAACCCGGGCGGTTCATCTTCGAATTTCGTTATGGGAGACGGCACCGTCGGAAATGCCGTGAAGGGGTACGTACAAGTAAAGAACGACAACTGGCCCGCGTTTGAGTGGCATATCCCGAGTGTCGTGGCACGAATTTGCTTCTTGAGCGTAGACGGTAGCCTTTCTTGGGTTGGGTCAAACGGTGGCGGCACGGCGAACGGCGGTATTTTGATGGGGCTATCGTCGGTCGGCGGGCTATCGATACTGGGCACGTTAACCCAAGGTTCAGACTATCGGCTAAAAGAGAACGTGGCCGATCTCGACCCAGATGACGTACTCGGCCGCCTCCTGCGGCTCCATCTGTTCGAATACGATGCTCTCCTCGACCCCGATCACTCGCGCGGTCCCGGTGTCTTTGCGCACGAGTTGCAGGAGCAGTTCCCACATTTGGTAACAGGGACAAAAGACGCGATGCGTGCTGCCGACCCGGCAGGGGGCACCGACGAGATGGTGCCGGACTACCAGCGGGTTAATTACTCCGGTCTAACGGTCTATTTGGCCGCTGGTGTGCAGGCGGTGGTACGCCGTTTGAAGGAGGCGGAAACACGTATCACTGACCTTACCGCTGCCGTAGACGCACTGTCAGCCGCAGTCAACGGTACGCCTTCCGGCGACGCAAGTTAAAGGAGGGCGACATGCCGTTGCTCGCAGATATTCAAACGCTATCCCCGGGTGGTTACGTCGAGATGTACGAGCTCGATGCAACGAGTATCGAGCCTAGCCTGATGTTTCACTTCCATGGCTACCCCGACGTCGCGTCGATCTGGTGGCGTGGTGTGGAGTACACGGCGTGGCCGATTCTTGGCGACGGTTTTGCACTCATCGGGGAGGGGCAGCAGGAGACGCCCACGGTTTCGGTAGGCGATTTCGAGGGGGCTATCTCGGCTATGTGCGTGCTTTACGAGGATCTCGTCGGTGCAGTGTTTCGCCGCCGTCGAACGCTCGCACACTATCTAGATGCTCGAAATTTCCCGGAAGGCAACCCGTCGGCAGATCCGTCGCAGGGAACAATTACCGGCGAGTGGCGTATCGAGCAGAAAACCAACGAAGAGCCGGGGATTCAGGTCGACTTCGAACTTGCGTCGTTGCTCGACTTTGGCGATGCGCAGATCCCCGCTAGAACCATTGTTGCCAACTGGTGCGACGTCGAGGAGTATCGCGGGCCGGAGTGCGGTTACACCGGCACGCGCTGCTTCGATCGTAAGGGCAACCCCGTCGACGATCCGTCGCTCGATGCGTGCGGCCGTGCAATGAGCGATTGCAAGTTGCGATTCGGCGAGTGGGAGCCGATACCTTTTCGCGCCTTCCCGGGCGCAGGGCTGAACCGATCATGAACGAAACCACGTTGCAAGCCATCCGCGAGCACGCCGCCAAGGAATACGAGAACGAGCGTCGGGAATGCTGCGGCCTCGTCATCATTGAGCGAGGGCGCGAGGTGTACGTGCCGTGTTCGAACAAGGCCGCGCGCAATCCGCGTACGGGGAAATGGGATAGTTTCATGCTGCCCGCTGATGAGTATTCCGCAGCCGAAGATCTGGGCGAGATTGTGTGTGCAGTGCATTCACATCCCGATGCGTCACCCGAACCCAGTCAGGGGGATCTCGTGAGGTGCGAAGGCTCTCGCCTGCCGTGGCTGATTATGGCTTGGCCGTCCGGCGAGACGAAGATGATCGAGCCACGTGGCTACGTGGCCCCGCTCGTCGGCCGATCCTTCCATCACGGTACGCTCGACTGCTATGCACTTGTGCGCGATTGGTACGAGCGGGAGCGCGACATTGTGTTGCCGGACTTTGGCCGAACGGATGGCTGGTGGGACGACGGGCAAAGTGACTTGTATCGGCAGCACTATCGCGACGCTGGCTTCGAGGATGTTGCTGATAGTCCGGCCGCCGTGCACCGCGCGGTTCGCGATTTGCAAGTCGGCGACGTGATCCTGATGCAGATTCGCAGCAAGAACGGTGTCCCGAACCATGCCGGGGTCTACATCGGCGACGGTTGCATGCTGCACCACTTACACGGGCGCCTCTCTACGCGCGACGTATATGGCGGGTACTGGCTCGATTGCACCCGTCACGTGCTGCGCTACGTGCGCGAATGATCGAATGAGTCTGACGCTTCTCAAGGCCCGCCACGAGCGGGCCTTTTCTATGGGGTCCCGCAAATGACCTATACGACGATAAGGCTCTACGGATGGCTAGGGGCGCGGTTCGGTCGCGTGCACCGCTTAGTGGTGGCGTCCCCGGCCGAAGCGATCAAGGCACTTAGCGTGATGGTCCCGGGCTTTAGGCAAGCGCTGATGGAGAGTCAGGATCTCGGGATCTCGTATGCCGTGTTCGTCGGCAAGCGAAACCTCGGCTATGACGAGCTGCGGACATTCGCCAACGGCGAGGACATTCGCATCGCTCCGATCTTGCAGGGGGCGAAGGCTGGCGGCGTATTTCAAACGATTCTGGGTGGGGTGCTCTTGGTCGCGTCGATATGGTTTCCCGCCGCTGCGCCGCTCGGGATTTCGATGACGCTCGGCGGCGTGACGCAGTTGATCTCACGTCAACCGAACGGCGTCGCGGCGGCCGACTCACCGGACAACGGCGCTTCGTATTACTTCAACGGGATCGTCAACACCGAAGCGCAGGGGAACTGCGTCGGTCTGGCATACGGCCGCGTGATTGCAGGTTCGGCGGTGGGTTCTGGCGGCATTTATGCGGAGGATCAGCAGTGAACGCATTGATGGGATTCAAGGCCGAGAGCGAGGTGCGCCAGCCGGTGGAGTCACCGGACAGTTTGCATAGCGTCGCGACGGCCAAGGTGCTCGATATCGTGAGCGAAGGAGAGATCTACGGGTTCGTCGACGGGTTGCGGTCTGTATTCGTGAATGAGACGCCGCTACAAAACGCGGACGGGTCGTTCAACTTCCAAGGCGCTACGGTCGACTTCCGGCCCGGGACGCAGGATCAGACTTATATCGCTGGCCTGCCTTCGGTCGACAACGAAACCTATGTCGGCGTCGAGCTGAAGTTCGGCCAGCATTGGACGCAAGCGATCAACAATCTGAGTCTGTCGGCGGTGCGCGTCAGGCTGTCCGCTGCCGGATTGATGCAGCAGCTCGACAACGGCGATAGGGTCGGTTGGCGTGTCGAATATTCCATTCAGCTTTCGACGGACGGTAGCCCGTTCGTCGACGTGCTGAACGAAGCGTTCGATGGCAAAACGACGCAAAAGTATGAGCGCACGCGGCGCATCGATTTACCGCATGCAAAGCTCGGTTGGACGGTTCGCGTTGTGCGAAAGACGCCGCAACCGACGAGCGACACGATCTCGGGTAAGACGGTTGTCGAGGCATACACGGAGGTTATCGACGCCAAGTTGCGCTACCCCATGAGTGCACTGGCCTTCGTTACACTCCCGGCCGCTCAATTCAGCGGGAGCATTCCAAAGCGTGCCTATGAGATCTATGGGCGCATTGTGGCCGTGCCAGACAACTATGACCCGTGGACTCGCCAGTACACCGGAGCGTGGGGAGGTGCCTTTAAGCTCGCGTGGACGAACAATCCGGCTTGGGTGTTCCGGGATCTTGTGCTCTCGCGCCGTTACGGGCTTGGGCGGTACATCTCGGCCGACCAGCTCGATAAGTGGGATCTGTACACGATTGCCCGCTATTGCGACGAGATGGTGCCGGACGGTCGCGGCGGCATGGAGCCGCGCTTCACGTGCAATGTGTACCTGCAAAAGCGGGCGCAGGCGCGCAAGGTAATTCAGGATCTTGCCTCGCTGTTCCGAGGCATCGCGTACATGGCCGGAGGCACCGTGTTCGTGTCGGCGGACATGCCCAAAGATCCCGGGTACGTCTACAACGCGGCGAACGTCATCGACGGCAAGTTTCGCTACGCAGGCACGCCGCGTAAGACTCGCTTCACTGCGGCGCTCGTGTCGTGGTCGGATCAAACCGACTTCGGGCGGCAGAAAGTTGAATACGTCGAAGACCCCGACGGCATCCAGCGCTACGGCCTCCAAATCACCGAGGTCGTTGCGTTCGGGTGCACTTCGCAAGGGCAGGCGCAACGCTTGGGGCAATGGCTATTGCTCTCGTCGCGGCTTGAGCGGGGCACCGTTACGTTTGAGGTGGCATTGGAGGGGCTGCGCAGCCTCCCGGGTGAAGTGGTGCGAGTGTATGACCGGGTGCGGGCGCGGCGGATGAACGACGGCCGCGTGAGTCAGTCGTCGGGGCGGTCGGTTACGTTGGATCGAGAGCCATACGCGTCTGCGGGCGACACGATCACGATCAACATGCCGAGCGGTCAGAGCGCCACGCGCACCATCGAGCTTATCAGTGACCGGGTTGTGACCGTAACGCAGGACTGGCCCGAGGAAGTTGCGAAGCAAGCGGCATGGGTGATCGAGACCTCGGATCTCACGGCGCCGCTCTACCGGGTTCGATTGGTCAAGGAAAAGCGCGCGGGCGACAAGCTCACGTTCGAGGTTACGGCCGTGCAGTACGAGCCGGGTAAGTTCGAGGCGGTCGATCACGGCACGCGCATTGATCCGCGACCGACTGTCGTTGTGCCTCCAAGCGTGCAGCCCCCGCCCGATAGCGTGACGGTTTCCGCCTATCACGTGATTAATCAGGGCATCGCTATCACGACGATGGTAGGCGAGTGGCCGTCAGTCAAGAATGCCGTGCAATACAGCGTGGCGTGGCGTCGTGACAACGGCGATTGGGTGTCGATGCCGACAACGGGTAGCACGAGCGCAGAAGTGCAAGGGATCTACGCGGGCACGTATGTAATGCGGGTTCGTGCGATCAACGCGCTGGGGGTGATGTCTGCCGCGACTTATTCGGTGGCGACGTTACTGGAAGGTAAGACGACGCCGCCGCCAGTGGTCACAGCACTTAGCGCCAGTCCGCTGGTAATGGGCATCGCGCTTGCGTGGGGTTTCCCGCCCGGGCCGCTCGATATCGAGCGAACGGAGATCTGGTATTCGCTTACGGCTAACGTGGGCGCAGCGATCAAGCTCGGCGATTTTGCCTATCCGCACAACTCAACGTCACTCATGGGGTTGGCTCACGGTCAGAAATTCTATTTCTGGGCGCGACTGGTCGACCGATCCGGCAACGTCGGCGACTTTTATCCCAGTGTTGGCGGGGTGCTTGGCTCGACCGACGTCAATCCCGGCAACATTCTCGATTACATCAAAGGAGAAGTTGACGAGTCGATCATCGGAAAGAAGCTCGCTGAGCGTATCGACCTGATTGACGGGCCGCCTGAATTGCCCGGATCCGTCAATGCGCGGGTACGCGGCGTACAAAGCGAGGTTGAGGGGCTGTCGTCAGCGCTCGTAGACGAGCACGAGCAGCGCGTTACTGCGTTGGATGCGATGGCGCAGAAGGTTGACGGCGTGTATGCGCAGTTCAATCCGCCCATGGCTGGCTCGACGACGTTCAACGCTGGCTCAACGCTTGTGCTCGCAGGTGTGTGGTCCCAACAAGCTGCATGGGCCAGCGAGGATATGGCGGCGGCAAAGCGTATCGACTCGGTGCAGGCCAGCGTCGGCGACGTCGCAGCGCTCGCGAATCGAGAGGCGAGTGCCAGCGTCGAGCGCGACCGAGTGATTTCCACGCAGGTCGATTTGGTAAAGGCGAGCGTCGGCGACACCAATGCGCTAGTTACTCGTGAGGCGAGCGCAAGTCTTGAGCGAGACAAGGCGATCACGAAGCAAGTAGATGCGATGCAGTCGTCATTCGAGAACGTAGATGCTCGATTGATCGAAGAGTCTCAGACGCGCGCACAGCAGAACGATGCGCTGGCTACGAAGCTTGACGGGGTGTATGCAACACTGAATCCGCCGATGGCTGGCTCGACGTCGTTCAACGCCGGATCAACAAAAGTGTTTGCGGGTGTCTGGTCGCAGCAGTCTGCGTGGGCAGCGGAAAACATGGCCGTCGCTCGTCGTGTCGACAACGTGCAGGCATCGCTCGGCGAAACCAGTGCGGCAATTCAGGATCTGTCTGAGGCGCAGGTTTCGCTCGACGGCAAGATCTCGGCGTCTCGGGTGGTGCAGGTCAACGTAACGGCCGACGGCATTCCGTACGCGGCAGGTTTCAGCGTCGGTATCGACAACAGCAACGGTAAGCCCACGTCGCGGTTTGGCGTGCAGGCCGATCAGTTTTTCGTGCTTAACGTTGTAAACGGGAAGGTATCAATTCCGTTTGCGATCCAGAACGGCGATACGGTGATTAACAGTGCGCTGATCGGCAAAGCCACTTTGGGTAGCGGTGTTTTTGTCGAGTGGCTGGAGTCAGACGCGCGTAATGCGCTGGGGCAGCCGTTGCTGCGTCTCAACTTCCGCACGGGGCAGATGGAATTTAACCCCATGAATGCGGAAGGGCGGCGGCTCAAGATCGATAGCAACGGTGTGACGCTGTTCTTCCCGAACGGAAACATTAACGCTCAATTCGGGTGGTGGGATGCCTAGCGGATTTCGAATTCTCGATGAGCAGCAGCGAACGGTCTTCGACGGCTCAGCACGTGTGCCTCGCGTGCTGGGCATCGCCTATGCGGATGGTGTCAATCCGGGAAGCGTCTGGCACCCAGCGTTTGCAACTGGCGATATCTACTTCGCGCCCCAGCTCGCACTCCTGTTTTCGGATGTGCGGGCTTACAAGCGCCATCCCGTGATTTCAGATGCGAACCGCATGGTTTCGTGGACGTATCCCACGCCGCAAGGCACGCAGTATGGGGTGCCGGTCTACATCGTTTATGGAGTCTACTGATGCCGGGTGGTTTTCGTTGTCGTGATAACCAATTCAACTTGCAGATTGACGGGGAGTACACGAACTACGGCGTGTCGGATAAGGGAACTGTGTCGCTTGTTTGGGCCAGCATTTGGATCGGCGGGAGTGGCAATGGCGACGTCTATGCGTCCGGGTACATCGCGGATATCACATTTGTCGGTACGCAGCCAATGGTGGCGTACTCGTGCCCTTATCCGGTTGCGCAGCTCACGTGCGTGAACAATGGCAACGGTACGTGGACCGTGCGATTGCACTCGCTGTCCCCGCAAGACGTCGATTGGTATGTGTTCAATCCGACACCTGCCTATCGTGGTCCCGGGGCAGGCGTGCGAATTTTCAACGAGGCGCAGGTGCCGGTGTTTGACGCTCGCACGAAATATGCGCGTGTCGCCGACGTGCTTTCGGGGCGTATTGCCCGCGACAGTGACGGTTACGGGCAATACGCGTTCCCCGGCGCGTTCACGCAGCCGTACTCATACCCGGGGCGCGGCAAGCTCGCCGTGGGCGCTGTTCTGACGCCGATCACGACGCTTTCGGGCGGTCGCAAGGACGAGGGCGCGTGGAGTGGCATCTTGGGTATGGGCGGATGGTCGACCGGCTCGGGTGTCGTTTATCAATCGTTCTATCACTGGCGTTTTGGTCCGAAAGCCCCGAACCCTCCCGCCTATAACTACGACTTTGGATCGGCACTTCGCTGGAATGCGATGGTGCTCGACGTATCGGCGCTCTAAATCTTTGAGCAGTTCAACAGCAAGGCCACCTTCGGGTGGCCTTTTTTATTTGGAGGTGCATATGGATGTGTTGCTCGGGTTTGTGGCGGTGGGCGCGGTGGTGGCGTCGCCGCTTCTGACGATCTGGTTTGTGGGGCGCTAATGGAGTTGCAGACCTTTCAACGCGCTACAGGAACCAGCGTGAAGCTTGCCGCCCGGTGGGCCGCACCGGTTTCATTGGCTATGTCCGAGTTCGGGATATCGACGCCTGAACGTCAAGCGGCCTTTCTCGCGCAGATCGGGCACGAGAGTGATGGCTTCGCGACGGCACAGGAATACGCGAGCGGAGCGGCTTACGACACCGGCGCGAAAGCTATCGCTTTGGGCAACACGCCGGAAGCCGACGGCGACGGGCAGCGATACAAGGGCCGAGGGCTAATCCAGATCACGGGGCACCGGAACTACGTGCTGTGCGGGATGGCGCTTGAGCTGGACTTGCTGGAGCACCCGGAGCTGTTGCTAGAGCCGATCAATGCCGCTCGCTCGGCGGGCTGGTACTGGAAAAACTCGGGTTGTAACGCGTTAGCGGATCGGGGCGATTTCGTTGGGCTTACGCGAGTCATCAACGGCGGCACGAATGGCCTTGCGGATCGGCAATCACGGTGGAAGCAGGCCAAGGCTGCTTTGGGAGTGTGAGATGCAAAGAGACATTGTTGCGCGCGTCATGTACGCGTTGTTCGCTTTGTACATGGCGGTCGCTGCGTTCGGGGCACCGGATTCACTCGCGGCCTTTATGGTCGACTTCAGTGGGGTGGCGGGCGGCCTGATTTCGTGTGGGACTGCTGCGTTGGCCGTGGCCTTGCTGGCGGACGTGGTTGTAAACGACGTGATGCCGACACGGTTCGCTTTGCCTTGGGCAGTGCACCTACGTCACTGGTTTTATGTGGGAGTGGCGTTCGGATATCTCGTGCCGCCGTTCGTCGCTGTGCAGGTACTTCGAGCTGCAAGCGTCGGATTCGGAGATTGGGCGGTGTATGCACTTCACGTCGGAATGGCTTGCTTTGGCGTCGTGCTCGCGTTGCGCGACGCCCTTCAAAAACATCGCACTCAACGGGGGATGGTGTGCAACAAATTATCAAGCTGACGTGGGCAATCTGGCTGCTTTGCTGGGCGACGGCAGCCATCGCCGGTAGCTCGGTGACGTTCGATCAGGATCTTGCGAACATCGCACCGGCCGCCATCGTTCTGACATTGGTGTTTTCGCTGCTCGGTGGGGTCGCGAACACGTTGCAGAAGCTCGCGCGAGTTGACGCACCGCCTGTTCGCTCAGTGCCGCTTGAAGTTGCGAAGGATCTGGTCGTCGGCGTTGTAGCGGGTCTCGCGGCGTTCTTCGTGGCCGAGTGGATGGAGTGGAAGTGGGCGCTTGAAGCGCTGGCTATCACGCTGGCCGGGTACGGCGGATCCCGCGTCCTTGACGCTGTACTGAATCGCGGACTTCAGGAGGTGGATCGTGGGCGTGCTTGACGTTACAGCGTGGACATCCAAGGGCGGCCTCATCGTCGCGCTCTTGCTTTTGGGCGTGCTCGCTGGATTCGGCGGCGGCTGGGTGGTGAACGGTTGGCGCATGACAGCGGCAATCGCTGAAGAACGTCATGCGAGAGCAGAGGATCGCGCGTCAGCGGCAGAGGCCGCGCTGGCGGATTTTGTGAAGGGGGCCGACTTGGTGAGGGACGCGGCTAAGTCGTATACCGACGAGCGTGCTGCGATTGTCGGCAAGCTCGACCAACTATCGAAGGATTTGAAAAACTATGCGAACGAAAAGCCTCTGCCTGTTGACTGCCGCCCTGATGCTGGTCGGCTGCGCAGCCTCTCAGACGCAATTGACGCCGCCAAGCAAGCCGCAACTCGATAGTGCACTTGCCGCAGCCTGCGAGGTGCCGGACGCCCCCGCACTTGCCGATTACGACGTGTGGCAAGTGTGGGTGCAGGAAAAGTTACTTGGGGCACTGGTTGATTGCGCTCGCCGCCACGCCAAGACGGTAGCGGCGTGGAGCCGTTAATTGCTCACGTCAGGGGGCGGTTCTGTGGCCCCATCTTCACGAACCAATGCCTCCAGTTTTGCCCATCGCTCGAATTCATCAAGCAGACGCGTCCCCACGTGAATTCCCAAGGATCCGGTGAAGTTCATGCCGGTCTGGAAACTGAGGATCAAGCCTGTGCGCTGAAGGCTGGTGGCGACTGTGCTTTGCTCGTGAGTCAAAAAGCCGCTCGCATGTAGCTCGCGTTGCATATCGAGGTAACGCTTCTGCAACTCTTGGGAATTCTGGGGCTGTAATGCTTCAAGCCGCACGTTATAGCGCAGTAGGCTTCCGAGATAGATGATCTCGTTTCTCCGGAGACCAGAAATTAGATCTGCGTAATAAAGGAAGTCGTCGGCTGAGATGGATTTTTGTTCTTGTTGGCCCGCGAGGACTCTTGCCATCAGACGCAAATTGTTGCGTGCTGCGCCCTCCTGCGCGGCCCGAGCGTACCTGTATGCAATTGCCGCGACGCCATCGAGATCCGAGACGTCGAGGTTGCGGTCGCCTCGGCGCAGCTCTTCTTCAATAATCTGCGTCGCATTCTTTACGCGTGCCTCTAGTAGACCGGTAAGAGCTACAACCATACCAGTGCCGCCCAACGTGGCAACCAGACTGTTTTGTGCTGTCAGGGCATCCGTGACAGCAGCTCCCACGATGCTGATTGCCGTTAGCGCTCGGCTTTGTGACATTCGTTCACCCCCCGCTTAGAGAAACGACTCGTATCCGAAAAACAGGGCGACCGCTCAGGTGTTGCAGCATCTGAACAGTCACCTGACACACTGAGTACCCAGTGAGCCAAGCCAAGGCCCTGCTACCTTCCTAGGAGGCGGGGCGAATTGTAACAAAACCATAAGGCCCATACTCATGACGAAACCCATCATCCCTTGGATCGGCGGAAAGCGCCGTCTTGCGGACGATCTAATCCCCCGCTTTCCAGCACACAAGACATATGTCGAGGTGTTCGCTGGAGGTGCAGCGTTGTACTTCATGCGGAACCCGGCACCGGTCGAGGTGATTAACGACATTAATGGCGAATTGGTAAACCTATATCGTGTGGTGCAGAACCATCTCGAGGAGTTCGTGCGACAGTTCAAGTGGGCGTTATCGAGCAGGGAGGTGTTCAAGTGGCTGCAAGACACGCCGCCGCGCGTGCTGACGGATATTCAACGTGCTGCGCGGTTCTATTACCTTCAGCAAAATTGCTTTGGTGGGAAGGTGGAAGGGCAGAGCTTCGGTACGGCTACTACAGCACCGCCCGGACTCAATCTTTTGCGCTTAGAGGAGAATTTGTCGGCGGCTCATCTCCGTCTGTCTAGTGCGTACATCGAGAATATGGAGTGGTACGCATGCATCGAGCGCTATGACCGCGAGCAGACGTTCTTCTATCTTGATCCGCCCTACTGGCAGACAGAGGGTTACGGCGTGGCGTTCCCGTTTGCTGAGTACGAGCGCATGGCTGACTTGCTTCGAACGATCAAAGGGAAGGCGATTGTGAGCCTAAATGATCACCCGGATATTCGGCGTGTATTCGCGGGGTTCGAGATTGACACGTGCGATATCAAATACACGGTCGGCGGTAATGACAAACCCGTCGACCGGAGAGAAGTGATTATCTACAGTTGGGACCGGCACGCGGAGCCAGCGGGGCTCTTCGGGTAAAGTTGGCGCACGTGTGCCGCACTTCGCGTTTAGTTCCGGGCGGCGGCGTAGCGTGCTAAAGAAGGTCACGCCGTCGCGGTGTCTGTCGGCTCGGTGTTTGCGGTCAGCGTGAGGTGTAAGCCAAGGGCGCTTACTACCTTTACGATGGTCGCAAATTCGGGGTTTCCCGTGTCTGACAGCGCACGATAAAGCGCTTCACGAGCGATCCCGGAGTCTCGTGCAAGTGCGCTCATTCCTCGCGCACGGGCAACCGTGCCAAGCGCCCGCTGAATCTCTCGCGGGTCGCCTCCTTCGAACGCGAGCGACAGGTAATGTCGGATCGTCTCGTCGTCTTGTAGCGCCTCTGCGGCGTCAAATTCCTTCAATTCGCTAAGTTTCATTTCTCAATCCTCCAGCTCGTCGGCCAACTTCTTGGCACGCTTAATGTCTTTGGCCTGCGTCGACTTGTCGCCCCCGCATAACAGGACCACAAGCACGGCTCCACGCTGCACAAAGTACACGCGATAGCCCGGGCCGATATCCACCTTCAACTCCGACACGCCTTCGCCCACCGGCTTGACGTTCCCCGGGTTGCCAAGGGCGATGCGGTCGAGCCGTTGAGCAATCGCGGCAACGCCTTTTTTGTCCCGCAAGCCGGAAAACCATTTGCTGAATTCAGGGTGTTGGAGAATTTTCGTCATGATTTAAATGTAACCCATGGGTTACACAATTGCAATGAAAAGTCGCTTTGCAAAAATCTACTCATGACGGGTCGGGGAAGCGTTTGCGGAGCCAAGCAACCACCCGGGTGTGCTGTGCTTTGGCGTCTGCGTAGGTGAGCGCGTGCCCTGCTCGCCCGTGATAACGTCCGCCAGTGATGGTGGTCCAAAAGAAGGCGCCGTGCTCGTCTGGCATGCCTGCGAAGAACGTGAAAACTCGAACGTTAGTCGGCGGTACCTCCGTCACCCATCGAGGGCACAGTGGCCCGGCCATCCATTTACACCAGTCGGCCCAATCGCTCGCTGGCACAACGTTATGCTCCGTATCGAGCATGTACCTATCGCACGGTGAGTTTGATGTGTCAGACAGGATGTGCGGCATGGTGCAAAATATAACACTGTGTTTTTGTACAGTATATCTGGTTTGTCCGAGTGCAACGAAGTCAAGGGGGAGAAATGGAATTGACGCGGGCCGCAAAGCGGCGCTTTGACATGCTGCTACACATAATCCCTTACTACAAAATGTCGGTTGAATATGGCTTGCATGCTTTGCAACTGGCAAGCAAGCACAATCAACTGGCGCCGTTGAGGGTGTACGTCGATCAAGAGGCGGAACCTGTACACGAGACGACGGTTAACATGTACACGCATCCGATTTCAAACATGGCAGCAGTTCATTGCCGCCTACTGCTTGAGTTCGTGGGGCTAAGGAGTGGGGGGCAGCTTTCGGACCTTGTGGAAATAAAGGAGCGAAAGAAGGGGGACGTGGGGATAGAAGATTTCTGGGATATCGGTGGTTCCCCTTTGCATCGGCTGCCTCTAGGCGTGGTCCATCGCTTCCCTCAGCCTGAGAAGGTGCGGAGAGCGTGGGTAGCAACATGTGACTTTGCAGGCCAGCGTCTTGCTCATGCAACATATGACAACAAGCTGAACGGGGTTGATGTCACCCCCATGCTCCATCTCGCATTTGAAACTGTCCCGAGAATTGTTGGCGATGAGTTTTTGGCGAAAGCGCAACCGCCTTTTCCATAAAAATGACAAATCCGTACGTTGAGGATTTCTAATCGAAATATGAGATAAGTAGGTGTGCAGAGCAATGTAGAATTCTTGATTCCACTATTGATATTCGAGGTGAATTTATGCCGGAAGTATTCAAAGCGCAGGCGCAATATGGGGATTGGGTCGGTGATGCTCACGCTGACGACGCTGACTTGGCTGGCATTCGTGCTTGGATCGCGGACCAAGGACTCCTCAAAGAGGGAGAGACGGTGGTCGGTGTCAAGTTCTACGCTGGCGCTCACGACTTCATTTCGATCAAGGCACTGGTTGTGCCCGAAAATACGTACGACACTTCCAAGGCGTACATTGATGCCAAGCGCGCGCAGGGCGCGATTCCTTTGAGACAGGTCGACTTGGCCTTGACCGCTGCCGAGTTCCTGCGCCATTTCAAGCGCTTCAGCGTTGTGCTCGGTGTAAGAGGGCTCTTGCAGGTCGGGGATGAATACGAGCCACAGTAA